AACGGCGTGATCGAGGCGCAGCCCAGCAACACGAAGCGCGGCACCGCCGCTGAGGAGAAGTAAGCCATGAAAGACTTCAGCTTCCAGGGCAAGATCTACCTGGGTATGCGCGGTGCGGATGGCAAAACGCAGGCTCTGCGTTGGGTCGACGACGCCAGCCAGCTCCAGGTAAAGCTGTCTGTGGACACCGAAGAGCGCCAGGAGAGCTACAGCGGCAACCGGCTTACCAGCGTTCGCCTGATCAAGTCGAGGAAGGCCGAGTTCAGCCTGACGCTCAATGCCTTCTCCAAGATCAATCTGGCCCTTGCGCTCGGCGCAACGGCGCTCGACGTGGCCACTGGCTCTGTCACCGCCGAATCGCTACCGGCCGGCTTGCAGGTTGGCGACGTGGTGGCGTTCGACCATCGCGACGTCAGCGCGGTGGTGATCACAGACAGCGCGGCGACGCCGAAAACGCTGGTCAAGGGCACCGACTACGCCGAGGAGTCGCTTCCGGGTGGCCTGATCCGCATCCTGGGCCTGGGCACGCCGGCGTATACACAACCGTTCAAGGCGGCGTACACCTACGCGGCGACCGTCCGGCTCCCGATGTTCACTGGCCCGCAGCCCGAGCGCTATCTGCTGCTGGATGGCATCAACACGGTGGACAACAGCCGAGTGCGCGTGCGCCTGTATCGGTGCAGCTTCAATCCGGTGGATACCCTGGATTTGATCACGGACTCGCTCAGCTCGCTGCAGCTTTCGGGCGCGGTCTTATACGACAGCACCAACGCCGGCGACGCCAACATGGGCGGGTTCGGTCGCATCGAGCTTCCTTCGGAGACCTGACGGATGGCCAAGAAGGTCTCCAGGAAGGAAGCGATCCCGGCGCCGCCCACCGGCGCCGACGATCTTGCGGTGCTGCATCCGGACCAGACGATCACGATCGGCAAGCGGTCGGTAACCGTGCGCGAGTACGGGCTACTGGAAGGGCTCCGGGTGCGCGGTTACATGCGGCCCTTCACCGTGGATCTGGAGAAGATGCTGTCGGGCGGGGGCGAGGTTCTCGTCGAAGACGTAATGGACGTGATCGGGTTACATGTGCCGATCGTTCACCGCGCACTCGCCCAGAGCATTGCCGAGCCTGGCGCGGAGGCCAGCGAAGTGGATCTCCAATGGATCACTACGCTGAATGACCTCGATGGCGATCGCCTGCTGAGTACCTGGTGGGGGGTGAACGGCCTTTTTTTTCTCAGGCAGGCCACGAGACGCGTGGCGGAAAAGGCTCGTCGCCAGGCCCTCGCTGGGGCGATGTCTACGCAGTCCTCTGCGCCGCAGGATTCGGCACCCCCGACGAGCTAGGGCGCTACACGGAGCGCAAGCTCCAGCTCCTTTACGAGCGTGTTTTGGCTCGCCAGGCACGCGTCAGGGCTGACCTGATCGAGGGCATCAGCCTTGCCTACGGCGGCAGCCGCAGCAAGGACAGCGCGCGCGTGATGCAGGAGTTCATCAGCGCGCTGCGCAAGGGCTGATCCGGCTTCAATTCGCAATCGTTACACCTGGGAGCTCGCAGTGGGCCGAACGCTTGAATTCGCTCTGCGTCTGAAGACAGACCTCGATGCCGCACGTGACAAGGTCAAAGGCTTCAACCAGGACATGGCCAACACTGGCAAGGCTGCGGATACCTCAAACGCCGCGCTCGCGCGTTCCAGCCAGCGGATGGACACCTTGCTGGCCACCACGGCCCAGGTGGTACAGGTGCTCCAGAGCATGGATGCTCGCCTCGCGGCCATTGCGGAAGGCTCCCAGCAGGTGGCGCAGGCCACGGCGCAGGTCGAAGCCGGAACGCAGGCAGCAGCGATCGGCGTTCGCGCGCTTGCCGAAGCCGAAGACGAAGCCGCGGCTCGCATCCGCGCGGTCATCGCCGCTTCACGCGAGCAGGCGCAGGCGGCGACGGCGGTTGCAGCCGCATCCAACGATGCCGCGACAAGTGCGGGGCGGACTGCTCAGCAGGCGGACCAGATCGCCCGCACCATTGAACGACAGAACGCGCAGATGGCGCGCGCCGCGGTGGTGGCGGGCGAAGCGGCTTCGGCCGAGCAGCAAGCAGGTGTTGCAGCACAGAATCATGCACAGGAGTTGGCGCGCCTCTTGAGTCAGATCGATCCGACGATCGCGGCCCTGGAACGGCTCGACCAGCAGGAGCAGGAGCTGCAGCGCTTCCGTTCCCTCGGCCTCGTGGATGACGAGAGCCTGGCGCGATTTCGGCAGCAGATCGAAGCCGGGCGCCAGGCCGTAGGCCGGCTCGGCGTGTCTGCCGGACAAACCGCCCAAGCCATGCGTCAGCTGCCGGCGCAGATCACCGACGTAACCGTTAGCCTCGCCGCTGGCATGCCTGTCTGGCTCGTCGCCCTACAGCAGGGCGGGCAGATCAGGGACAGCTTCGGCGGCATTGGCAATGCGCTGCGTGGCGTTGGCTCATTGCTCACGCCTACCCGAGTCGGCCTCGGCTTGCTGGCGGGAACCGTTGGACTGCTGGCGGCGGCCGCGGTCGAGGGGTACCGGGAGCAGCAGCAATTGATCAACACGCTCATCGCGACCGGCAACTACGCTGCTCTCTCTGCATCAGACCTGCGGATGGCGTCGGACGAGATTGGCCAGGCTACCGGCCAGTACGGCAACGCGAGGGAAGCGGTCGAAGCCTTCAGCGCTTCTGGCAAGGTAAGCGGTGAAACACTGGTCACGGCGGGCCGAGCTGCTGTTGATTTCGCGCGAGTGACAGGCCAGAGCGTCGACCAAGCCGTCAAGGAGCTCGTGCGCATCGCGGACGATCCGGTGCGGGCGATTCAACAGCTCGATGAGCAGTACCATTTTCTGTCCACGACTCAGCTGCAGCAGATCATGCAACTGCAGCAGGAGGGCAACGCCACCCAGGCCGTCGCGACCGCCTACAATGCGCTGGCGGACACCATGTCTCGGCGCGCCAAGGAGGTGCAGGCAAACCTCGGTTATGTCGAACGCACGTGGACCTTCATCAAGGAGGCGGCGTCCTACTACAAGAACGAAGCGCTCAGCCTTGGAGCGCAGTCCACCGGCGACGAGCGGTTGCTGGAACTGCAACGCGAGGCGAACAAATGGGCACGCCAGATCGAGGCGCTGAAGTCGCAGCAGCAGACCTCCACCGGCATTGGCTTCCTAGACAATCTCGCCGCGTCGTCCGCGCAGCAGCAGCTCAAGTACGCGCAAGAACAGTACGCCAAAGCCGCGGCCGCATACCGCGCAGAAGAGCAGCGCCAAGCGCAGGACGACCGAGAACGCGCGGCTGCCGCCACCTCTGCCCAGGTGCAATCCGAAGGCAATGCCGCGGCAACGCGAATAGACCAGCTCACTCTGAGCCTCGACCGTGCCAGGCAACGACAGGAGGCCCTGAACAAGGCCGCCTCCGACCTCTACAAGATCCACCTCGCGGGCGGGAAGCTGCCGGACGGCGTCAACTTCGGCGGTCCGGCAGCGGACGTGCCGCAGGGAGCAGGCTGGGAGAAGATCAAGGCGGAGATCGAGAAGCGCTACGCGGACCCCAAGGCTTCGACGCCGAAGCTCAACACGAAGGAGTCCGTCAATGCCCAGCAGGAGCTGATCCAGATGCTCAACCAGCTGCAGGGGCAGCTGGACCCTGCAGCAGCGGCCTGGGCGAAGTACAACGAGACAGTGGCGCGCGCCACCAAGCAGGCCGAGGAAGCCAAGAAGGCTCCCGGCGCCAACATCGCCGGCATCGAGGCCGAGCGACAGGCGGTGATCCAGCTCGCGGCCACCATCCGCGACGCCGACATCAAGCGCATCACGGACGAAGAGCGCCAGGCGTGGGAGCGCCTTCGCGAGAGTCTGCGCACGCCGGTCGAAGTCGCCGTGGAGACCGCCGCGGCACGCATTGCCGAGCTGAACAAGTACCTCAAGGACGGCATCATTTCCGCCGGGCAGTACCAGGACGCCCTGAACCGCACCGTGCAGGCCGGCTTCACCAAGCCGCCGCAGTTCTCGGGGCTTGCCCCCGAGGTCGGTGGGGCCTTCGGCGAGATCGGCAAGACCTTCGACGCGCAGAAGCAACTGGAGCAGTGGTACCAGCAGCAGCTGCAGATCCTCAATCAGTACCGTGCGCAGAAGCTGGGCACCGAGGCGCAGTGGAACGCCCAGGAGCAGGCGCTGCAGAAGCAGCATGAAGATGCCCTGCAGCAGATCACCCTGGCGCGCCAGACCGCCGAGCTGGCCGCGACCAGCCAGGTCTTCGGCAACCTGGCGGACCTGGCCAAGGCGCGCTTCGGCGAGGAGTCGAAGACCTACCGCGCGCTGTTCGCCCTGAGCAAGGCGTTCGCGATCGCCCAGGCGGCGGTGAGCCTGGCCACCAACGTGTCCAAGGCGTCCGAGGCGGGCTTCCCGTACAACCTGCCGCTCATCGCCGCGGCGTTCGCCCAGGGCGCGCAGATCGTCGGGCTGCTCTCCGGCGCGAGCTTCACGCCGACTGGCTACGCGACCGGCGGCGAGATCGATGCCGGCGGCGCGATTGTCGGGCCGGGCACCGGCACCAGCGACAGCGTCCTGATCCGCGCCAGCAACGGCGAGTTCATGCAGCGCGCCGCGGCCGTTCGCTACTACGGCCTGGACTTCATGCACGCCGTGAACAGCCTGCAGTACCCGAAGTACGCCACCGGCGGCCTGATCGATGCGCCGCGCCTCGCGGCGACGCCGAGCCCGCGGGCTCCGGCGATCGCACCTGCTGGTGGTGGCCAGCCGGCACGGCCGATCAACTTTCGCAACGTCAATGTCCTCGATCCCGCGCTCATCACCGACGTGATGGGCAGTGCCGACGGCGAGGAGGTGCTCATGAATTTCATCGACCGCAATGCGGTGAAGATCAAACAAAGGATTGGCTGATGGCCTACGAGGTCAATTTCGTCGACGACACCGGAAGCGAGGGCCTGGCCCATTGGCAGATGCTGCTCAAGATCAAGCAGTTCTCCGAAGCCAATGGCTGGACGACCCTGCGCTACAGCGCGCCCAGCAATGGCAGCAACCGTGAACTGATCCTGCGTGGCCCCGGCTTGTCGGGCGACAAGCAGATCTTCGTGGGCTTCCGTACGTACCATGACGTTAGCGCCGACTACTACAACCTCAGCGTCGCGGGGTTCACCGGCTACGTCGCCGGCAACACGTTCACCGGGCAGCCGGGTTACATCGAGAGCGGCGTGCCGGCGCACAACAAACGCATCGACTACTGGCTGGTGGTGAATGGCCAGCGCATCGCCTTCGGCCTGAAGATCGCCTCGCCGGTGTACGAACACGGCTATGCCGGCCTGTTTCTCCCGTACGCCACGCCAAGCCAGTACCCGTACCCGCTAGTGGTCGGCGGCATGCTGGACGGCATTCCCGCCACGCGCTTCAGTGACAGCAACCACAGCATCTACGCGAAGGGAAGCCGCAACAACTTCCGCATGCGCTTCGTCGATGGCGCCTGGAAGACGCCCGACTGCTACCCCTGGAGCACCGGCTACTCGCCGAACTGCATCACGGGCAGCTACCAGATCCGCGACACAGGCGGGAACTACCCACTGCTGCCGATCCTCCTGCGTGACGGCGCGCCGAACCTGTACGGCGAGCTGGATGGCGTCTACCAGATCAGCGGATTCAACAACACGGTCGAGTCGACCCTGACGATCAATGGCGTCACCTACGTCGTACTGCAGGACGTCTGGCGCAATGGCTTCACCGACTTCATCGCCCTGAGGCTTTCGTAATGGCTTACCAAGCAGGCAGCGCCACCACGGCGGCCGATCTCCTCAGCGCACTGCAGACCTTCTGCACGAGCAACGGCTGGACGCTATCTGGCAGCGTGCTGAGCAAGGGTGGCTGCTTCACGCGCATCACCGTCTCGGGTGATGGCCTTGCCGTCCTGGGCGGCACCGGCATCGATGCCTCCAACAACCTGACCGGCGCCGGACCCGCCACGGTCTCGTTCAACTCGCCGACGAGCAACCTCCCGCTGGTCTACCCCGTCGCCTACTTCTTCCACGCGTTCGGGAACGAGGTCTATGCGGTTCTCAACTGGTCGATCGACGCGTACACGCTGCTCGGCTTCGGCTGCAGCCCGGCACCAGGCTTGCCCGGTACGGGCGGCTGGTACAGCGGAAGCTACGGCGGCGGCCGAGTTGGGACCTTGGCGTGGACGAGCTGGTCCGACTTCTACCAGGGCGTCGCGGTCGACTACAACGGATACAACGGCACCGGCTTCTTTTGGGTTCCGGGGTACGCAAGCGACGGCAACGCGTATGTTCACCACGGTCTCGATGGGGGCACCTGGACAAAGACCACAGGTGGCAACAACCAGCTTCCCTCGCTATCGGCGAAGGCAGCTGCTTTTGCCGGTCCGCTCATGCAACAGGGCATCAACGTTTGGAACGGGCAGGCCCCGTTGATTCCCGTCAACGTGTACATCGACCGTGGTTCGAGCAAGACGTCGATCATCGCGACGATCCAGCATGCGCGCTACATCAACATGGGCAACCTGGCAGCCGGCGAGATCCTCACGCTCGGCAGCGATCGATGGCGCGTGTATCCCTTCTTCCGGAAGGGCGCCGGATATGGGCCTGGCGGCCTGGACTCGGGCTGGATGGCGCTTGCCGTGCGCTACGACGGTCCCTGAACATGGCTGTGCTCCAAGGCAACATCGGGGCCTCGCCGCTCGGCGGCACGACCGCCCCCTCGATCAGCCCGCAGCTGAGCAGCTATGGGCTCGATTACTGGCCGCCGCACGCGTCCCTGATCGGCGCGACCATCGGTGCGGCGGGGACACCCGCGCTCCCGGTCGCCGTCGGCGCACGCGCATTGCCTGGTCGCGTGGTACCGAGCTACCTGCAGGACTACTACTACCGCGTGCACGTGCTGCCAGCGTCGATCGCCCTCGGCAACGTGTCCTCGGTGCAGACACGCAACGTGTCGGTCTGGAATGCGTGGCCCGATCGCTCCGTGGATCTCACCGCGGTGCAGGCCCTTAACGCCGATGGCATCAGCATCACGGCCGACCAGGCACCACCGATGACGTTCCTGCCGCTGCAGGAGCGCCTGTGGACCGTGAGCGTCAGCACGAACGGGCCGCCGGTGATCGACGCCACCCTGCAGTGGCTGTTCGCCGGCCTGGACCCGATCCAGGTGCGGATCACGGGCAACCGCCTGATCGCCTGGATGCTGCCGCCGGACTGGAGCGACAGCATCACCGAAACCCTCGAATGGCTGACGGACGTGCAGCAGGCGCGCAACGGCAGCCAGGCGCGCCAGGTCGTGCGCCGTGTCCCACGGCGGTCGTGGGAGTTTCGCGTCCTGGCCAGCGGCCGCGAGCGCGTCATCCTGGAGTCGGCCCTCTACGACTGGGGTGCGCGCACGTGGGCGCTGCCGGTGTGGACGGACCAGTCGCTGCTGTCCGCACCCCTGGCCGCGGGTAGCAGCGCGGTCCCGATCGCGACGGCGGGCCACGACTACGCCATTGGCGGCCTGGCCATGCTCTGGAATGGCCTGCGCCAGTACGAGCTGGTCCAGGTGCAGGACATCGCCGCTGCTGCGCTGAAGCTGGCCCAGCCGACGGCGCAGGCGTGGCCGAAGGGCACGCGGGTGTATCCCTGCCGGTCGGCGCGCCTGACGGAGCAGCCGGCCCTGGCACGCCTCAACGATCGGCTGATGGCCACGCAGGTGCGCTTCGCTGCGGACGAGCCCTGCGATTGGCCGGCGATCGGCACGGCCACCACCTACCTCGGCTTGCCCGTGTTGGACGCACGTGGCAACGAGCCCCAGGACCCGGCCACTACCTACGGGCGGCAGCTCACCTCGCTGGATGGCGACGTGGGCCTGGTCGACGTGCAGGACGTGACCGGCCTGGCCTGGCTGTCGCAGACGTACTCCTGGAAGCTCGTGGGGCGCGATGCGCGCGCCGCGCACCGCAGCCTGCTGTACTGGTTCCAGGGCCGCGCCAAGGCGTGCTGGCTGCCGAGCTGGACCAACGACCTCACCCTGGTCGCGCCGATCACGAACAACGGCACGATCCTAACGATCGAGTGGGCCGGCGTGACGCAGTTCTTCGCGAACCAGCCGGGTCGCCGCCATCTGCGCATCGAGCTGGCCAACGGCAGCGTCTTCTATCGCCGGGTCACCAACAGCAGCGTCGTCGACGCCGACACCGAGCAGCTGGCGATCGACAGCGCGCTCGGGGTTGGCGTGGCACCGGCCCAGGTGTGCCTGATCTCCTGGCTCGCGCTGGTCACCCTGGCGGGCGATACCGTCGAGATCGAGCACGTGCACGACTCCGAGGGCATCGCTAACTGCGGCGTGACCTTCGCGGGCGTGCCGATGGAGGAGCCGTAATGGGTTGGTTCGGCCGCAAGAGCGAGTTCTACGACTGGCAGCGTGGCGCGCAGCACTGGCGCTATACGACCGACGACAGCCCGGTCATCTACCAGCAGCAGACGTACGTGCCGGTGCGCGGCATGAAGCGCGGCGCCTTCAGCGAGAGCGCCGAGCCCAACAAGAACGCGCTCGACGTCACGGTGCCGATCGCGCTGCCGTTGCTGGACATGTTTCGCGGTCGCACGCCGATGGAGCCCATCCTGCTGAGCGTCTACGAGCGCAAGCGCGACAGCACCGTCGTGCGCCGCTGGGTCGGCGAGGTCGGCGGCGTCAAGTTCAACGACAAGGCGGCGAACGCGGTTCTGCATCACCTGCCGCCGAACGCCAGCCTGCGCATGAACGGCCTGAAGCGCTGCTGGCAGAAGAGCTGCCCGCACATGATCTACAGCGCGGGCGACGGCCTGTGCAACGCGCCACGAGAAGCGATGCGTGTCGATGCGACCGTGACCGCCGTCACCGGCAACGTGGTGCGGTCGGCCACCTGGGCAGGCAAGCCGGACGGCTGGTTCGACGGCGGCTGGGTGCAGTGGAACGAAGGCACGGCGACCGAGCGGCGCTTCATCGTGAGCCATGTCGGCGACACGCTGACCCTGCTCACGCCGGCGTTGCTGGCCGTGGGCCGCGTGGTGGCCACCTACCCGGGCTGCGACGGCACCTGGGATACCTGCATCAACAAGTTCAACAACTGGAAGAACTACGGCGGCCAGCCGTGGATTCCGATCAAGAACCCAATGGGTGGGGAGTCGATCTACTAATGCCCGCCATCATCTACTGGATCGTCGTCATCATCGTGGCGCTCATCGTCTACGCGACGATGCCGCGCCCGAAGTCCGCGACGCCGCCCACGCTGCAGGACATCGACGTGCCCACGGCGGAGGACGGCCGCGAGGTCATCGACGGCGGCGGCACTTTCTGGATCAACGATCCCAACGTCGTGTGGTACGGCGACCTCGACACGTCGCCGGTATACAGCAAGGGAGGCGGCAAGTGACGGACCTGGTCGTCACTATGCGGCACGTGCGGGCGGTCAAGCTCTGCTCGCGCGGCGCACGCACCTGGTGCGAGGCCAATGGCTTCGACTGGTCGGCCTTCCTCGACCACGGGCTCCCCGCGGACGCCCTCGAGGCCACCGGCGACCCATTGGCCCTGCAGGCCGTGGCGGCCGCACGCGCGGAGCGGGAGACGGCGCATGGGTAAGGGCAGCAAGAAGGTCGTCATCGGCTACTGGTACAAGCTCGGCATGCACCTGGGCCTGATGGCCGGCCCGGTCGACCAGCTCCGCAAGATCGTGGCCGGCGGCAAGCTCGCCTGGTCGGGCTCGATTACGGGCAACAGCACCTTCCGCATCAACAACCGGCAGTTGTTCGGCGGCGAGAAGAAGGAAGGTGGCCTGGACGTCACGATCGACGTCTGCATGGGCGGCCCCACCCAGGAGCCCAACGCCTACCTGCAATCGCAGCTCGGTGACAAGGTGCCGGCGTTCCGCGGTCTCGCCATGCTGGTCGTGCGCGGCTGGATCGGCGCCATGAACTACTACGTCAAGCCGTGGGCGTTCCAAGTCAGCAAATGGACCGCGGGGTGGCGCACGCCCGTGTGGCGCGCGGATCTGTGCCAGGTCGACCAGGGCATGAACCCGGCGCACTTCGTCTATCGCGCGGTCACGGACCCGGTCACTGGCCAGGGGCGCGATCCCAACGATGCCCTGGACCTGGACCGCATGGCGGCGGCCGCGCAGCAGCTCAAGAACGAAGGGCTCGGGCTGTGCCTGCGCTGGACGAAGACCGATGCGGTCGGCAACTTCATCGATACCGTCTGCAACCATGCCGGCGCGGTCTTCGCCGATGACCCGTCCACCGGCAAGCAGTACATGAAGCTGCTGCGCGGCGACTACGACGTTACCCAGCTGCCGGTGCTGGACGAGAGCAACATCGTCGAGCTGAGCAGTTACGAGCAGCCGCTGCTGACCAAGGACACGGTCAACCAGATCACGCTGACGTATCGGGACTGCGAAACCAACAAGGACAACGCGATCGTCGTCAAGAACCCGGCCAACATCCTGGCGCAGGGCATTGTGGTCAATCAGCCCGTCGAGTACACCGGGCTCTGGAACGGCACGCTCGCCGCGCGCGTGGCCATGCGCGATCTGCGCAACATCACCAGCCTGCCGGCGCGGCTCAAGCTGCGCATCCAGTCGCCCACGATGGCGAAGGTCAACGGCGTGGTGCAGGAGATCGAGATCCGCAAGGGCGACGTGCTGGCGTTCTCGTGGGCGGACCTCAACATCGCCGGCATGCCGATCCGCGTCCTGGACATCGACCGCGGCACGGTGTCCGACAACGCGATCACGCTGACCTGCACGCAAGACGTCTACGCGATGCCCAGCCAGAGCTACATCGTGCAGCAGCCGTCGCTGTGGCAGGAACCCGACCTGACGCCAAAGCCGGCACCCGCGCAGGACCTGGTCGAGGCCAGCTACCGCGACCTGGTGGCCAACATGACCGCGGCGGATCTGGCCCAGGTGAAGCCGGACGACGGCTATGTGGGCGCGGTGGGCGCCAAGCCCGCCTCGGTGAGCTACGGCTACGCCCTCCATACACGCACGGGCTCGACGGCCTTCACCGAGCGCAACAGCGGCTGGTTCGCGCCGACGGCGCTGCTCGCCGTACCCATGCCGGCCGAGGCAGGCCCCACGGTCGTCACCGTCACCAGCGGCCGTGACCTGGACAGCGCCGTGGTCGGCAGCGAGGTCAAGATCGAGGGCGAGCTGTGCCGCCTGGACGCAATCGACGTGGCGGCCGGCACGATGACGCTCGCGCGTGGCTGCGTCGACACCGTGCCGGTCCCACATGCGGCCGGTGCGCGCCTGTGGGTGACCGATGGTTTCACCGTGTCCGACCCGACCGAGTGGGTCGCCGGGGAGACGGTGGACGCCAAGCTCATCACGCGCAGCGGTAACGGCGAACTGGATGCCAGCCTCGCCCCCGTCTCCAGCGTGACGCTCAACCGCCGGCAGATCCGCCCCTATCCGCCGGGCAACCTGCAGGTGCAGGGCAAGCGCTATCCGCTCGCCATCGAGGGCGCGTTGGCGCTGACCTGGTCGCACCGCAGCCGGCTCCTGCAGGCGGACCAGCTGGTCGATACCACCCAGGGCAGCGTGGGGCCCGAGCCGGGCACGACGTACTCCGTGGCCGTCTACCTCAACGGCGTCCTGGACAGCAGCGCCACCGGCGTCGCCGGCACCTCGCTCACGCCGACCGTCAGCGACGATGGCCAGGTTCGCGTCGAGATCACCGCGGCCCGCGACGGCTACAACAGCCTGCAGAAGCTCACCGCAACATTTGACTACACCCGCGGCGAAGCCCGCCTGACCGAAGACGGCGACCAGCGCGTCACCGAGGACGGCACGCTGCGCATTACGGAGTCCTGAGATGGCAAAGAAGATTTCCGGCATGGACGCAGCGGCCGCCTTCGATGGCACCGAGCTGGTCGAGGTAGTACAGGCCGGCGCCAACAGAAAGGGCGCGACCGGCGCGTTCCTGCCGCCCGGCTACATCGACGGCCTGAAGCTGAAATGGGTCAGCGGTACAGCGCTCACGGTGACCACCGGGGCTGCGTACATCAAGGGCCTGGGACGTGTTCTGCGTGTTGGCGCGGACATCGCCAAGGCTGGGCTGACGCTCGCGGCCAACAGCTGGCACCACGTGTACCTGTTCCAGGGCGCTGGCGGCGCCGCGGACATCGAGATCGTTGCGACAGCGCCGGCTGCGCCGTACAGCGGCACTGCTCGGGCCAAAACGGCGGACGATTCGCGGCGTTACCTGGGTAGCGTCAAGACGGACGGCTCGGGCCAGGTCTTGCAGTTCGTGGTGGATTCGAGCGGCTACTTTCGCCACACCGCAGGCGCCATCCGCTGCTTGGCAAATGGCAAGGCAACGGCTCGCACGCCGGCATCGCTCTCCGCAGCAGTCCCCGTCACTGCCACCGCTGTTCTGCTGACCGCCATCAACTCCGATTCGGCGGTGCTGTGCAACCTCGGCTATGCGTCCGCGATCTCGGCCAATGGCGGGTTCTTCGGCCTGGCGCCCGTGGCCAGCAGCCCGGGCCCCATTTTCATCTGGACCACGGACGGCAATCAGAACGTGGACTACGCCTACAACGCGGCGCCGACGAATGGTCTCTACATCGATGTCCTCGGCTTTTGCGTGGAGCGCTAGCTATGTACGCGATCACTTCGGATGGCTATCGCGCCATCGCCTCGTTGGAGGAAGCGTTACCCGGCGAGACTGTCGTTGCGGAGCTTCCCGAATGGCTCGTCAACGACGTGGCGGCCGCCGAGCAGCGGCTTGCGCGCAATGCATTGCTGCGTTGTAGCGATTGGACGCAGCTTCCGGATTCGCCACTCACGGCCGAGCAGAAGGCGGCATGGGGAAGTTACCGCCAGGCGCTGCGTGACCTGCCGGCTCAGGCCGGTTTCCCGGAGGTGAGCTGGCCGACGCCGCCGGATATGGATGGCTGAAAAATCAGGGCACCGGGCTGTTGGCGCAGCCCGGCCCTCTCCACGTGTAGGGCGTGGTTCGGCAAGGCCCCTAGCGACGCGTCGCGGGGCGAAGCCTAAATACCTTCGTTCTCACATGTGGAGACTGCACGATGGCCATGCCCATCATCCCGTGGCTCGGCGGCAAGCGCCGCCTGGCCGACCGGATCTTCAAGTTCTTTGACAACACGCATACCTGCTACGTCGAGCCCTTCGCCGGCGGTGCCGCGCTGTTCTTTATGAAGGCGCCGACCGACGTGGAGGTGCTCAACGACATCAACGGCGAGCTGGTGAACCTCTACCGCGTCGTGCAGCACCACCTGGAGGAGTTCGTCCGCCAGTTCAAATGGGCGCTGTCCAGCCGGAAGGTGTTCGAGTGGCAGAAGATGGCCAGGCCGGAGACGCTCACGGACATCCAGCGTGCTGCGCGCTTCTACTACCTGCAGCAATCAGCCTTCGGCGGCAAGATCGAGGGGCAGACCTACGGTACCGCCACCACGCAGCCGCCGGGCCTGAACCTGCTGCGCATCGAGGAGACCCTCTCCGCCGCCCACCTGCGTCTGGCCAATGCCTACATCGAGCATCTGCCCTGGCAGGAGTGCGTGGCCAAGTACGACCGACCACATACCCTGTTCTTCATGGACCCGCCGTATTGGGAGACCGAGGGCTACGGCGTGGACTTCGGCTGGGAGCAGTACCAGGCGCTGGAGGCGACGCTGGCCAGCCTGAAGGGCCGGGCGATCCTGACCCTCAACGACCACCCGGCGATCCGCGAGCTGTTCGCCCGATTCCACATCGAACGGGCGGAGCACACCTACACGGTCGGCGGTGGCGCCAGAACCAAGGACGTGGGCGAGGTGCTGATCTTCAGTTGGGATGTACAGGCCCAGCCTGCGGGGCTGTTTTGATTACCCCCGGTAGGACTGTCGATGTCGATCTCGCAGGTGCAATTATTTGGATTACTGTTGGTTGCGCAGCGCGTGATGCCTCGGGTGCCTGCCACCAGACCAGGAGCCGCCAAACTCCAAATAGAACGACGCCGACGCAGATGAGCACGACCTGCCTCCTCCGCTGCAGTGGATACTCCTCTTGGATGCGTGCCTCCTCGGCCTGCCACGGCGGGTTGGTCAACTGCTCCAGGGGGGCAGGTAATGCGCCAACAGCGCCTTGATAGGCCAGGTTTAGCCATTCCATATAGAGCTGTTGCAGTCGGAAAGTGCTTTCAAGAGATTTGCACCCGTACCAGAAGCTTGCTGCCCAGGCGGCCAGGGCAGAAATTGGCAGGCCAGCCGCCAGGGTGCGTGGCTGCCCATCGAACTTCTGTAGGCCGTAGCCAATACACGCTCCGGCCGTGGCGAGCAGGAAGTAGCAGTATTTCGATCGGGCTTCTGTTCTATCAGCACGCTCCTTTTGAAGATTGGCTGCCAGTTGCGGGCTGATGTCTGCGGTTGACATGTCATTCCGGGTAAGTGGTTTGGCAGCAGCGTATTTCTGACAATCTGCCACGGCAACTGGCTACGACCTGCTAGCCCTTCTAAGGTGCTGAGACGCCACCAGCGTAGGTTGGCACGATGGACGAAGCCCGAGCCCTCCTCATTTCCACCTGCAGCGCCCTGGCCAGGCTCCAGATGCGCCTGATCGACAAGACCTATGACCGACGCAAGACCGGCCCGAACACCTATTCCATGTCGGAGCCGTTCTGGCATGTAGGGGAGCTGGCCCCCCTGTCGCCCTGGCTGGATGCCTGCGCGCCACGCGCCCTCGTGTCCAACCTCGTTCCAGCCATCGCCCTGGTCCAAGCCCACCTCCTCGGCATGGTCGAGGCGGAAGGGCCCATCGACGGGCGCCGGGTGTGCATCGTCCTTCACCACCTGAGCCTGCACGGCACCACCTGGAGCACCCCCGTCCGGCGCCTGGCTGCCCGCTTGGGCGTCGAGCTACCGGACGACCCCCGGGACTTTACCCATATGGCCAGCCTGCAGCAGGAGCCTCTTCCAGGGCGGCAACGGCGGGGGCCGGTCTAGCGGCCCGCCCAAGCTAGCTCGCCCTGGTACGCTGGTTGCTCCATCAACAGGGAGAGTCCAGCATGACGTACGGCCCGTTTCGACCCGGCGACCTATCCCCCGAGCTTTTCCGCGATGTCCCTATTGGGTCTTTCTTCCTGGCCGAGGAGGGTCCCTACTTCGCGGCAACATGGCCAGCGGAGAGCCCTGGTGATCCCGTCCATGACGTCGTTATCCAGTTCGCTCCGGGAGCGACGCCGCACATAGGCGAATCGTTAAATGCCAAGGCGCGTTGCCTGGTCCTCCAGCATTGGCGCCTTGAAGCGTGGGTGGCTGGGGTCGGCGCGAACGCTGAGGCGGGCCATCTCGGCATCAATAAGCTCGGCGAGGTAGCAATCGCTTTCACGAGCTCGTGGACTGGCGGCACGCTGTTTGTCCATCTGGGTACAGGCACCGTTTCGTCAACTGAGCCCCAGGGCTTCTTCTGGTCCAGCACATGGCGCCTTGACCTGGTCTTAGGCGAGGGGCACGCGAGGATCGAACTAGCTGGCCACGGCGGGTGACCCGAGGCGCGGCCGCCATTGCACCTATCGCAATTCCCTTGCCAACCCTGCAATTGGACGCGGCCGCGGTTTATCTCACCGCCGGCCGCTCAAATATCGCGACTCGCTACAGGCTAAGCCTATCACCCATGGTGCCGGCCTGCCGAGACGCAGCCGGGCGCGACCGGCGCGCAT